TGCCACCAATCCCTTTTGATCAAAGCACCTTCCTCTGAAGTGGGATTCTGCATGTACTGAGCGTTCCACTTCGATATCGGAATCGAAGCCTTCACAGATTCTAGCTCCTCAATCTTCCAAAAGCCCGGCCACAGCGGAGTATTGTCCTCCAATATGGCAGGAAGCTCCAGGATCTCCCACTGATCTGCGTGGTCTTCACTCATCCGCTTTATCAGCTTCTCAGTGAGATCCAAGGTACTCCACCTCGTCATCACTATCACAATCGTCCCACCAGGCTGTAAACGCTGGCGGGGACCGGAGGTATACCATTCATAGGCAGATTCAAGGGCAGTGGGCGAGAGGGCATCCTGTTCCGAATGGGGGTCGTCAATAATCAGGAGATCCGCACCTCGCCCTGTGATTGCTCCGCCTACGCCAGCTGCGAAGTATTCACCGCCTTTGTTGGTTTCCCATCGTCCAGCCGACTTACTGTCAGCGGATAGGTTCACCTTATCAAAGATCTGTTTGTATTCGTCCGTGTCCATGAGGTTACGCACCTTACGACCAAACCTAGCCGACAGTTCGGCGGTGTGGGTGGTTTGCATAATCTTCATGTCCGGGTTCAGTCCCATGATCCAAGATGGAAAGAACACAGAAGCAAACTCGGACTTGGTATGACGTGGGGGCATGTTAACGATGAGGCGTTTACACTTGCCTTGGGCTACACGCTCTAGCTTCTCAGCGAAAAGCCTGTGGTGCTCGCCTTCGATGAAGCCGTCCCATACGTGCTTCACGTATTCGATGAAATCTACTTGTGCTTTCTCTTTGATGCTCAGTTGTTTGATTCGATTCTGAATCATCACAATCTCTTTTAGAGCATCGTCTGAAACGTGTTTTAGATCTGTGTTTTGATCTGACATACCAAAATGTTTTTTTTTGTGTGAAATATAGTATCGCAATAGGGGTCCCAAGAGAAGAGGGGGGGGTGAAATGGTTTTTGGGGTAATTGTAGATGTTGATAGTTATATATATATGTATATTTTTTTTGCTACCCCCTTATATGGGGGGGTGGGTGGTTAAAATTTGAGCAGTGCAAAAATCGAACCCCAATCCAATAGAGTCCCAAAAAAAAGGGAGTCTTGCGACTCCCCTTTTTGCCCTTACTCCTATTAGGCAATTTGCTCTATGTCGTCCTCGAACTCATGTTCAGCAGTCCAATCTAAGACTAGATTATGTTGCTCACAATATCTTTTTATTCTCTCTGCGATTCCTCTTGGTGAATCCCAAGCAGTTAAGAAAGAAACAAAGAGAACATGTTCTTCATTTTGAATAACTTCAAACTCGTAAGCATTCCACTTAGTCCCCCAATGAAGACGAGCGAAGTCATACCAATTATCTGCTCCATATTCCATCATCAATCTTTTGCGAGCAAGTCGATGCTTTGGCTTGTAGACTCCATTAATGTTTTCATAATCCTTATGCTCTATTGTCTTTCCTTTTTCGAAGTCAAATCCAAGAGTTGCTCCTTTCTTGATTTCTTCAGGCATTGGACAAATTCCCTCGAAGTCAAACATATCCTCTTTTATTCTGAGGTCGTTCTTCAATTCCTCTAGTGCTTGAATCTCTTCTTGCACGTTGGTATTTGTTTCAATGGTTACAAAGTTAGTTGTATGATTTGGCATAATTACCCCCAATTTTTAATAGTTAATATGGATGAAGATTTTATCTCGTAAGGTGCTTTATGAGTTAGCTTGAATGTAGCTTGCTCATTCTCACCTTTTAAAATCCCCTGTATATTTTTCCTGTCTTTCGCTATGTGAACATCTTGTAGGTTCTGATTGGCGAACGTCTGGAAATTTTTTCTAATCCCAAAGGCCATTGGTTTTAAGATTAGATTTTCCAGAAACATGTCTTTGATGGACTTTCTAAGGTCCTGGACTATGCTCTGTCTTTCCTTGAGTTCTCTCACTTCTACTGTGAGTTCTAACTCTTGGATACGTTCTTGATTCATCTTTAGATAATCAAGTTTCTTTTTTAATGTTTCCATTTTTGGTTTCTCCATTTTGTCATTTGCTTAATTGCTAATGAACTACGTTCATTATATATATTTATTGCACAAATTCAACACAAAACAACATTTTTTATGCTAAAATTTAACTTCCATTAATAAAACTATAAGGAGTAAATAAAATGGGAAATAGAGCAGTAATTACAATCAAAGAGAAAGACGTTCCTCAAGAGGATTGGAATTCTCTTTACCTTCATTGGAATGGTGGACGCGATAGCGTTGAGCCATTTCTTCACGTGGCTAACCTGTATGGGATTAGATGCAATTCTGATTCATCGTACGCAATAGCTAGACTTTCACAGTTGATAGGCAATACTTTAGGAGGCACGCTTTCATTAGGCGTTGGTGCTTATAAGTGCTTAGACACTTACAGTGATAATGGCGTTTATGTTGTTGAAGATTGGAAGATAGTCGATAGATTAAATCACGATGGCTATGAACAATCAGAATATGATTTTGATGAGTTCGTGGCAGAAATCAGAAGTGCTAATGATGGAGTCTTTGGCTATACCTCAGAATGTGAAGGGGAGATAGCATGACTACCTTAACCTTTAACAGTAATAAAAATTTGAAGTCTCTCGCAAGGGAGACTTTAGGTTCTAAAGTATTTCATCAACCCTATACAAAAGAAACCACAGAGCAAAGAGGTTTCTTTCTTGTTAAGGATGAAGGCATATACATTATGGATGCTTACGCAGATAAGCATCCTGACTCTTACAATAGGCGTGTTATCTATGCTAGTGGATACAATCCCAAGCATGATAAACATGGAAACTTGTGGGACAGAACTTACGCAGTCAGTCGTGATGACTTTGGAGAGTTTATCCCAATGGACGAAGATGCCCTAATCAGAATCATGAGAGGGGGCAAGATTACCATCAAACTCACGCCAACAATGTTGGAGGTAAGAGCATGAGCGTGCCAAAAGAATTTCGCTTAATTAGAAAGCGAACTATCAGAGAAGAATGCTATGTGATGGCTATGGATTGGGAACACGCTGAAAGACTTGGTTATGAAGAGGAACAAGAATGGGAACATCTTGATAGTCATGATGAAGTCGAAGCAGAGGAGGAACAGTCATGATGAAAGGGCTATATGGATTTGTTTCAGCTTGTGCGTTGGCAATGACTATAGCCCTTATCCCAGAATATGCTGGGATAGTTCCTGGGGCTATGATTTTTCTTTGTGGTGGCCTATTTGCCCACCTAATAAACAAAATACTAGAAGAGGAGGAGGAATAGAAGTCTGGGGGTGAAAGCCCCCAGGATCCTTTGGCCTCCAGATCCTGGTGTAGATCCCGGTTTACTTCCAGGGTCGCAGATGTTAGAGTTCGCAAATCTATTTCATTAGATTGGGTTTCTCCAGACCTTAATAAGAAGGCCCGGCTTAAACACCGGGTCTTTTTTTTTACGCACCGGGTCGCAAGTTACGGCCTAGGTCGCAAGTGCCGGGCATAAAAAAACCCGGACTAAGCCGGGTCTTTTTTGTGAAGAGCTTTAACTCCAATCAGTCCAAAAACTCCACAGTAAAATCTAAATCTTCAAGCCAGCTTCTTATCTCGCTTTTAACTTGATTGATATCATCAAATTCAGAATCGTTTTGTTCTCTTTTAAGAGTCATGTTTATATTAAATTTTTTCATTTGTTTCTCCAGTTATTAAACAGAATAATTATAGCATCTTAGTGTTGTTTTGTGTGTAAAAGTTGCTATAATGTGTATACGATTATTAGGAGATGAGCTCTTATAAAATCTAGAAGTCTGTACTGTTTTATACAGGGTGACGAAGTAAGTTAGAGAGGAATTAGGGATAGGCAGGAACCATACCCGAACTAATAATCATAGGAGACACCGGGACCCGCAGGCCTGAGCCCGGTAGCTCCGAAGTTAAGCCCGGCCTTATCCGGGCTTTTCTTTATCTGGATTCCGGGCCAGGGCTCGCACAAGCTCGCAAAAATACACCTAGCTGGACGCACAAGGACGCACGAGAACGCAAAAATTGTGGGGTGGTGGCTCTGTGTGTGGGGAAATGCAAATAAATAGCTAAAAACTGCAATTTTTATTTATCCGTGTTTATCCTGTGCATTGTGCAATTATGTGTTGTATTTAGTAAAAAAAATGTTAAAGTATGTACTTTATTATTAGGAGAAACTTATGGAAAATAAACACGACTTATATTTTATCGAAAAAGAACTGATAGAAGACTTAGAGGATAACAAAGAAGAAATTCTAGAGAATGACGGAAATAACCTACATGAATATGTAGATTCAAACATTTCTGTATATACCTACGACCAAATAATGATATACGCAAACAATAATGACTTGTGGAGCGTAATCCCTGAATATGGGGAAACCATCCAACAACAGATTGTTAGCGTTATTTTTGAGCATTTGTCTGGTGTTGCTCACGTCTGGCTACACGAACAGCAAGAAGAATTAAAAAAGGTAGCCGAATGAAACCAACAAAGAAAGAACTGCAAGGAATACTTGACGCTCACCAAGAATGGTATGGCACGGGATTTGATATTACCTTAGACCATTTAACAAACGTAGCAATAATCAGAGACTATGTACCAGATAGTCCCGGTTGGTGTGGCCATATTGCTTTAGTGGTATGGGGAGATGCTTGTTACAAAGATATATATTATTACGACTATCAAGCTGACAAGTGGACACTAGCCGAGTCAATGAACGAAGGCGATTACAAAGTTAACAAAAAAGTTTATTAAGGAGAAACCAATGGAAAATAAAAAAGCATTCATAAGTGAAGAACGCAACGCTTATGAAGAAGAACGCAATTTATATTGCCTTTGCGGAAAACTAAAAACCAAGTGCGCAGATTTGTACGCACATACAACAGGGGGTGCGTGATGTCAGAACAACCAATCACAAAAGAAGAAACAAAAGAACTAGCACATGAGCTGTTGTGGGAAAACCTAGTGAACTCCGGGCGAACAGGATTACTTAATTTAAGTCCTGTCCATGTTGCTTATATGACTTTACTTTACTCTATGGATTTATGTATGGACATAGCACCAGATGAAGAAGAAGCAAAGCGAATGATTGAAAATGTGCTTGAAGATGTTTTAAAAAAGGAGAAAGACTAATGAATATTTGGAATGAAAACTATATTGTAAAAATAGCAATTGAACTTGATGCTTACGATATGGATGAAGCAATAAAAGAATTAGAAGATAAATTAGAAAAAGGCAAAGTCAATTTAAACAGGATGGAGTTTTTTCTAGATGAAGTATAAGGAGAAATACTAATGGGTAGACCAAAAAAGAAAATACAGAAACGTGAGAAGGTATTTAACTTTGTAAGCAAAGTTATAGATCTAATTAAATACAAGTGGAGAACAGTTATCAAAGCTACGTTATCAATAGTTGCTTTATCTCTGTTTATTTATGTGGTGTTCTTTTGGATTGATACAGTCCAAGAGATACGTTTTGAAATCATTTACATATAGG